CAGGTATGAAAGGCATTACTGCCACACTCCTGTGACTCCGCCAATATTGATGCGCGTGCCGCTCGTGATCTGGCCCGCCGCCGCCGCTGCTTCAGCTTCGGCCTCAGTGTTGAACGTCGGCATCTGCTGGGCACCAAACGCTTCGGCAGGATTCGGGCCGACAATGTCGTTCTCAGTGAATCCGTATTGTTTTGCGTATTGAGCGTAGCGGGCGCGCTCCTGCTCATACGGGAGCCTCAGAGCCTCAACCTGTCCTTGTAGAGCGTTGAGGATCTCCGCTCTCATTTTCGGGGTGAGTCGTCCTTCGCCTGTTATCTGACTGTTGACGGCCGCCGCCATCTTTTGCAGCCACGGCGATGCGTTCATCGATAGCTGTAGCTCGCCCTCGCGCACGACGCTCGTCGGATCGAAAATCTTGCCGAGCGCGTAGATGACTGAAAGGTCGCCCGCCATATCATTCGCAGCGTTCTTCGCGCGCTCAAATATTGGCAACACGGCTCTGTAGGTTTTGACGGGGGGAGAGTCCTCTAGTTCTTTCCGCAATTGCATGCTGTCTCGGAACGAGTTCACGTCTCCAGTCTTAGGAGGGCCATCGGCAATCTTGTTGCCTTGGGCATCGAACCTTGCCTGCCCCTCGCCAAGGGTAAACCCATCGACAGGCTTGTCCCGCCCTGATGCGATCAGACGCCCCTGCGAATCGTATCGAGCCTGCCCTTCGCTAAGGGTAAACCCTTCCGGTTGGGACAGTTCCCCGCCATACACTCTGACGTTGTCGAGGGCCTGTTGACGGATTGAGTCGTCGTTGTCGTTGGGATCGATCCGAAGGTGCTCGTCGCCAAAACCAACACCCTTCGCGGCCGCAATAAAACTCGGGTCTGACAATGCGCGCTGATACAGTCTGAGCGGTTGATCGGACTGCGCGATGGCGGATGACCAACGCCCAAACACTCCGCGAGCGTTCGCAGTCTGCTGCTCAGAGAGCGCCTGCCGCTGCTGCGCGGCGGCCTCGTCCTTGAGATCAATATCTTGCCGCAGGGCTCTCTGCTCGAGCGGGGCTGCGTCCACGCGATTCTGCGCGAGCGCGTTTGTTAACCGCTCACGCTCCATCATCGTCGGATTGAACCGGGGGGAGTTCTGGGCGAGGAAGTTGGCTACATCGACGGGCATTAGAGCACCCTCTGTTTAATGCGCGGCATTCAGCCGCCGAATGTTGACCAGAAGTCGTAGTTGTCACGCTTGGTGCGAGTGCCACGGCTCGCGCCGTATCCATCGTAGAGAGCGTTCTGCAAGGCGCTGGTCGTGTTTAGCAATCCGCTGGCCCGCGCGTCACCCCTCGCCATCATCGCGTTGCCCGCGAGTGAGGCGTTGTTGGTGCCTGCGTTCGCGTTCTGCGCGTTCGCAGTCTGGCCCGCGCCCATCATGTCGAATTGACGGTTGAACCAGTTCCCGAACTCCCCTGCGGCGAGGTTGCTGTTGTATTCGGTCAACGCCTTCAGAGCGTTGCCAGAGAACGCGCCACCTCGAGCACCAAAATAGTTCCCGATGTTCTTCATGCCCTGCTGCTGCCGGAATTGGTAATCCGGCGAGGCGAAGAACGCTTCGTAGTTCGGCGCACTCATTGGCGCGGGCTGGTTCACTTGGCCCTTGTTGCCACCGATGGGGGTGCCGCCCGCCCAACCCGTCCCGGCGTTCCAGTTGATGTCACTGAAATTCGCCGCAGGACGGATCGCGCCCCAATTCGACGCGATGAAGTTCTCGACCCCTTCGCTCATCTGCGGCTTGCCGCCAATCGCCGACCAGTTGATGTCGTTCCAGTTCGCGGCCGAGCGAACCTTGGGGAACAGCGACGCAAGGGTTAGATAATCGCTCTGAAGGAACGGCGAGTTCCCGTACGCTGCTTGCGACGGATCGCTCCCCCCGTACCCGTACATCGACGACAGCGTCCCCGCCGCCTGCGCCCCGAGGTTGGTATACGGCGCGTTCGCCTGCCGGGTGTAGTCGTACACTTTATTCGAGAGCGCGCTCGCGCTCGCGGCAGCGTCTTTCTGGGCGTCCGAGGCCTTTTTACCGCCGAGGATCTGCGTGGCGGCGTTAATGCCAATCGCGGCCAAAATTGGAAACGGCATAATGTTCTCCGAATCAGGCTGTGAGCCCGAGAGTGACCAGCGCAGCGCGCAAATTGTTGATGGCGTTCTTGAGAGCGGTGAGGCTGTCGTTGATGTCCCCATCCGCACCGCTGCCGGTGATCGTGGTCACCGATACCAGCGAGGTTGCCGGCCTTGCCACGGGCGTCGTCCCGTAGAACCCCACGTTGCCGCTAAACTGTACTGATTGTGAGAATGCCCACGACACCGCTTGCACGAGCGAGACGACCTGTGTCGGGGTCAGTTGTTGTAGGGTGCCATCCGTGGCGAGGCGACCGAGAATCCTGTCTGCGGTCATTTCCTGAAACTTGGCGAGCGTGACTGAGTTGTCGATCAGTTCAGCCGTGCCTACTGAATTGTCGTCAGCCGCTAAGACCTGCTCTTTGCACCACTTCGCGCTCTGGCGCGAGTCCATGCTCGAGAACGGGATCTGTCCCGGCTGTAGCTTCGGCACTAGAGTCGGCCTCCGCGCGCCTCAAGCACCGTGTCGGTGAGCGTCACCGAGACGGGGTCAGAGATCGAGGCCCGATATACACGCTGCTCACTCGAGCCTAGTGAGTGCCACACGACGCGGTGTGAGTACTCTCCGAGTCTTCCTAGCGTCTGGTTCGGCAGGGATGTCCAGGTACGTCCACCGTTGTCCGAGTACTCCAGCATCACCTCAGGGTCAGACCCCTGCCCGGTGGTCAGACCCACACCACTCTCGAACACCATCTCGAGCCGGTCGTGGAACACCCGATGCTGCTCTGCATACACGGGTTGATAGGTCCACTCCATTCTCTGGGTCGTTTCCAGTTCTGCAAACGTGTGCGGGTCGAGTTGACCGATAGCGTTGCTAGTCGTGCTGCCGACCAGGATCACACCGTTGAAGCTCACCGCACTGCCCCAGTTCCACGTGGAACTGCCGTAGCTCTCACGCTCGTGCCACAGCCCGGTAGTAGCGTCGTACACGAACGTCCCCTCGGTGAGCGCGAGCACGTAGAAGAAGTGCCCGTCCTGGCTGTACGTGAACCCTCTCGCGCTTGAGATCGTCGAGTCCACGATCTTCTGCTCTACCGCATGAGTCGAGACCCGTACCGGCGTGATGCCCTCGAGTCGGCGGACGGTGTAGTCACTGGCAAGCCAGAAGATGCTGTTGTCGAGCTTGGCTATCGAGCGCCCATTCAAGCACCCGATCTCAGCGTACCCGTTCACCGCTCGCGCGAAGGGGAAGTCGCCTGCACTGGGATCGTTGTCCCAGATCTCGACCGAGTTCTCACCGAACAGGCACGCCTGCAAGTGATCGGCTTTAAGCCCGACCAGTTCATCGGGCCCGCCTTCAGCGGTTGCGAAGTTGAGCGCGTCAAAGTCGGTCGCGGTCCCTATATCAGCCCCGAAGAACCGGCCCGAATCAGGCTCCCGAAAGAGCAGCCAGTTCGATAGGAACTCCACGTCCCCCGCGCCTCGAGAGGTGTAATCAGCGTCGGTGATCTGCCCAAACGTGGTCCCGTCCCAGTAGTAGGCGTTGGGCTCGTTCACCACCACCACCGAGTCGGTGTTGCTGTCGATGTCGATGTTGCCCGGTGTACCGATAGACCCGAGCAGCGTCGAGACCTTATTCGTGTCGATCTTGTACAACGACGATCCCGAGACCACGAACAGTTCACCGAGTGCGGAGTGCATGGCAGAGATCGGGCCGTTGCCTACGGTGGTCCACGCCTTCACCCCCGGCGCGCGACTGAGCAGCACCGGAGCCCGTGACCCCGGCGGCAGCATCTCCGAGAACGCATTCACCACACGCACGGGACTAGCAGGGCGGGAGCGTAGCTCGTAACTCGCCAGCGGCAGAGGAATCCTAGCCACTGGTGATGTCTACCCTGACCGCATGCCCCTCACCGAGCGAGATGTTGAGGTCCATCGGTCGCATCTTCTCCACGGCCGTCTTGCGAATGACCTGCCCCCACGCCTCGTCGATCTTGGCGGCGAGTTCCTGGGAGATCGTCGAGCCGTAGACGGTCGCAAGCTCCAGCGCCAGCTTCGCCTTAACCCCACGCTCCGACCACTTCGGGATCGGGCAGTCGTCGGTAGTGGATGACTGCGCGTAATACCCCAGATCGATGCCGTCCTCCGTCGCAGCCTCGAGCAACTCGTTCAGCTTCCGTAACCCATGCGCGCCCTGCTCGGCGGACGGAGTAGCGATCTCCGAGATCACGTTCAGTTCCCTAAGGGCGTCGGAGATGATCTCGAGGTTAGTCGCCATAGCTCACTCTCGACGGCTTGATCGCCTGCAACACAAATTGGAACTGATGCTGCCCTTTATTGGCAGCCACACAGTCAAAGTCGGCTTGGTACCAATACCGGAAGTCGGTCATTGCGGTGGGCTTGTCCACCGGCTTATCGATCTGGTTGATGTATTCCTGCTGGTTCAGGAACACCAAGCTACCGTCCGTGATGACCCGCTTGTGCGAGGGATCGCCCCACGCCCACGGAGAGTCCCACATCGGGACCGTCGCCATTAGGTAACCGTTGGGCTTTAACATCCGCCACAGGTCCGCGAACTGTTCGAAGAAGTACCGGAAGTCGCCTTGCTGGCCCGTGTGCTCGAGCACCTCGTAAGCGTGGATCTCATCGAACACGTTGTCCGCGAACGGCAGCGGCAGCTTCTCCATGTCCCACAACACGTCGGGCTTGTTGTCCGGGTTGTGATCGACCGTGACTAGGTTCTGCCACTCCTGCGGGCCGTTCGGTGCGCTGATGCGCTTCTGTCGCAATCTGCCCGCGCCCAGCAGGAGATGGTTGACCGTTGACGGTTCTACAAAGAACTCGCGCTCAAACTCAGGCTTCCACATTGGCTTTCTCCGCCGCTTCCTTTGCCATGATTCTTTCTGCATCTCGGATCAGGAAGTCGTGCCAGTTGCCGGTGTAGTCCTTGTTGTGAGTGAAGGTGAAGTCGGGGTAGCACCAGATGTAGTCGTTGAACTGTTCGCAGTAGTCCTTCGACCACGCGAAGTCCTCACCGACGAACTTGCCGTCCTCTTGCATGTACGTGTGAAACAGCCTCGGCGTCGGCGGCTGCGGTCGGTGCGGGTTGCTGTCGATGATCTTCGGAGCCTTCGCCGCCATCTTCTCGATCACCGATCTCTCGATGCAGAGGAATCCTGTGGCTACACGATCACACATGATCCAGTCGCCACGCATCTCGAGACCCTTGCCGCCCTCCCCTACCACGAAGCGCATGGGGTACTCCTCCGGCGTCTGGCGCTTTGGATATGCGCCAGCACACACCGGGAGGCCCGCAGTAGCGAGCGAGATGAACGCTCGCGACTCCCACTTCAGATCGGAGTCAATGAAAAACAGGTGCGTGCATTCAGTCTCGAGGAAGAGCCTCGCGAAGATGTTTCTCGCTAGGTCGATAAATGCGCCGTTGCCCATCACGCACGCCGTGGTCTGTATCCCGGTGAGGGCACAGTCACGGAACGTCTCGGCTAGAGACTGCGCGAAGTCAGCGTTCACCTTGCCGTCGTAGGCAGGTGTCGCGATGAACGCATGGATCTTCTTCGACTCGAACGGCTTTTGGCCGTCAGGAACCCGGTTTGGGAATGCCAATCAGTCCTCCTCGAACTCACCACAGTAACCAATCACCACGACCTCATGGCCGTGGCGCTCAAACTTGAACCCTTTCGGATGCACCTCTTCGATGAGGTACGCCTTCAGCTCCTGATAATGGCGCTCGGCGTCTTCGCCCTCCGCTATCAGGCGGCGGGCGTTGTAGATGTTCTCGACTTTAAGATGCATCCGAAAAGGGGCGACTGTTTCCAGCCGCCCCCCAAGCCCTAATTAGGGCGCGTAGAACGAACGAACCGCGAGTTCGGGGTACAGCGGCGCGAAGCCCCAGTAGATGTCAAAGCGCGTCGCAACCGTATCGGTCGCAGCCGCCCACTGACGTGCCAGGCGCATCGAGATGCCGTCCATCGAATCACGCGCACCCCAGGCACCGAACTTCGAGACATCCACGAGGTCCACCGTCGCGAACGCGAAGGCATCCTTGTGCATCTGGATGTTCTGGCCGTAGGCAGTGCTCGCCACACCAAACATCGTCACGGTCATGTTGTCCGTGTCGGCCTTGGTGTTAACGCAGTTCTGGTAGGGGTTACCAGATCCAGTGATGACACCAGGGGAGACCGTCGCCGTGTACGTGTTCGCCTGAGTCGTCAGCGTCACGTCAGCCGTGACAACGAACTTCTTCAGGCGACCGAGCGATGTCTTCGTCTCTGGGTGGATGTCCACGATGCCCGCCGCGACCGTGCCGAAGGTGAGAATGTCGCCCGCCTTCAAAGTCGTGAGCGACGTTGCGCCGTCAATCGGTACGCCCGTGGTAGCAACGTAGGAAGCCGCCGTCGTGCTCGTGCTCCACGACGCACCGGTCGTCAGCGGCGTGCCCGCGAGGGAGCCGGTCGTGTGCGTCGGGATGAACGTGTTCTCGTAGACCGAGAACCCGGACGTGCGGCCCATGAGGCCCTCTTTGTACTGCTCCTGAATGTTGTCGGAGTCGTGGAACAGCCCCTTCACCTCATTCATGAACTGTACTTTGCTAGCAGGCGTCAGGAACGCCGAGCGATTGCCGACAGGGGCCAGCGCCTCCGTCAACGACTGCCCGCCCTGAGCGAACTGCAGGAACGTGAGCTGCGTCGAAGTCGTGCCGACGTAGTTCGCGATGCTCTTGTACGCAACGGCGAGCGCGTCGCCCTCGATCTTCGCAGCCAACTGCGCCATCGCAGGCTTCAGCACTACATCGCTGAACTGATTCAGGTCCATCGTCAGTTCTTTCGACGTGAAGCTCACGTCGATACCGTACTGACTCGAGACCGTGAGAGCCGTGCTGCTTTCTACGTGGTCGTTCGCTGTGTAGGTAGCGTTCGTCCGAACGGCGTAGCGCGGCGGACGGCGGACGTAGATCGTCGTGCCGACCTTGCCATCGCGACCGTCAGCCGCGAATCGGTCCTCGTACGTTCTGTTGGTCGCGCCAACAAACGACAGTTGGCCGTGAAGAACCCGGAGCGCCTCTTTCGTGATGACGGTCGGGGTAAGGATTGAGTTAGCCATGTGAGTTCCCTATTACGATCTGCGGGCCTTTCGTTCCGCAGCCAATTCCTTTTCCCGCAACTTTGCCCACTCATCACCAGGCAGTTTCAGAGCCTCCGGGTCCGTCGATTTCATTCGACTCCCAGGCTCTCGTGCCTCGATCTTGGGTGGCGGTGGCGGGGCCTTGCTGACAGGCTTCTCGCCCGCTAGCTTCCTCTCGGACGCAAGACGGTCCTCGATACGCTGTATTTCCCTGCCAGCCTTGGCTGGCGACATGTAGTACAGCTTGCGAGCGATGTCGGGATTAGTTCCTAGGTAGTACATGACCGCCCCTGGATCGTCCGAGTCGAGCAGCACGTCGGCCATCGCCTCAGAGACGGGGGTCTGTTCATTCACTACGTCGTAGTAGTCCTCGACATTCGTCGCGAACGCATCGACCTTCTCGTCGAACTTCGCCCTTCGCTGAATCGCTTCGTGCTCCGATCTGTACCGCTCGGCCGCTGCTCGGGCCGCTTGGTCGGCCTTCGCCTCGACACGCTTCAGAACGTATGCGGAGTACTGCTTTTCATCGAAGTTGAAATCCGCCAGACCTTTCTCCGGCTCCTCCCGCGTTTGCGGTGCAGGTGCCTGAGTCCGGCCCTCGAGCAGGGCGAGCAATCGCTCCTCTCGCGCCTCGGCGGCTCTGCGAGCGTCTGTCAGTTCCTTGATCCGCTTTGCTACGCCTCGGGGCTCATCGCTCTCCGGTTTCGCTGGCGGCTCTACTGCCTCCGTTGCTGCCCCATCCGGGGCCGTAACGGGTTCACTTTCCACGGGCAATGGGATGCCCTCAGGGTTTACCTGATCCATGTGATTCGCCTCTATCGGAGCGACCCGGTTTAGCCCTGTGAAACGCTCACAGGTAAGCGGTTGAGCCCTACTGGATGCCGGTAGGTGCGGTCTCGTACTCGGGTTCTGCCACCAGTTCGCCGTTCACGCGGCGCGCACGGATGCGCACGGGCTTGGGCTGCGGCGGCACGAATACTTGTGTCTGCTGCTTCGCCATGATCTCGGCCAGCGTCGCGAGCGATTGCTGCTGGAACTCGGCCGCCATCTGCTGAATCGCCAGCACGGCCTGCTGGACTTCGGTCGAGAGCGAGGCACGGTCGTTGGTGGCGTCCGTCTGAGCCTGGCCGACCGACGACTGCGCCTCTCGCAGCGTGAGATCGGCCTGGGCCTTCACGATCTTCGCCATCTCCTTCTCGACCATCGCGCTGAACTGCGCCTCTTGGGTCTTGAGGTTCGAGATCGCGACATCGACCTGGCTGCGCGCCTTCTCGGCCTCGGCCTTGCCCTGCTCGACCTCTTGCGCGGCGGCCTGAATCATCTGCGTCTGCTGCTGCACGATCTGCATCGCCTGCGCGACCTGCGCCATCGCAGCCTGCGCTTCTGGCGGGATGCTCTTGCCTTCGTTGATCTGCTGCTGAATCGCGGGCGGCAGGATCGACTGCCACCGCTTCGCCACTTCGTCGGCATAGGGCAGATCCATCGCCTTGAACACGAGATCCCCCGCCACCTGCATCAACGCGGGGTTGCGGGAGCCGAGTTCGCCGTAAATCTCTGCCGCCTCTTGTCTCTGTGTGGAGAACGATGGGCCCGTGGTGACCGTCACGTCGTACTTACCGACACTGAGATCGTTCACCCGAACGGCACGACCTGTTGCCGGGTCCATCACGACGGTGTTCACCTTGGCGTAGTCCTCAGCCCCATCCGCCCCGATGACCCGAAGCTCACGCTCGGAGTCGTAGATCCGTGGGATGAGGTCGATCAGGATCTCCCACGTACGCCGCACACCTTTGGAGATGTTGTCGGGGAAGTTGTACGTCACCAACTGCGCTTGGTTCTGCTTACGCGCAATCGCGATCCCGGACTTCTCGCCAGACTCCTGGCCGAACGAGGTCTCGTGTAGACCTGTGACATCGCGCAGATCCTGCGCAGCCATCTGAGAGACAGCCATCAGTGCTGCGGGGATCTCGACGCCCCCAGCGCGTTGTGGAGCGGCTCCGCCGTTCTTGGGGTCGGGGTTGTAGAGCTTATAAGGGAAGTTCTTCTTGTGCGCCTCGGCCCACAGCTCCGTGTGGCCTCGAGCCTGCTCCGGCGTCGCCCAGAAGTACTCCTTCGGCGCGCCTGCGACAGTCTCATCGCACGAAGTTCTGTTGATGTTGTAGGACTTTTGAGCGTCCTTCGCGAAGCGGTGCAGGCCCCACCATTTCACCTCGCCATCTACCACTTTGTACTCGCCGTACACCATCACGAACGGGAACTGAGCCCCGGCCCAGTCCGCTTCCTCGAGGATCGCGTCACCGGAGGCGATGCACATCTTGATCTTGTGCGTGCGAGCGATCCGTGTGCGAATTGGGGTCACGCCCTGAGCCTTCAGCCCGCGAGCCTCATCACTCTCGGCATCAATGGTCATCGGGCCGTTCGGGCCCTGGATGAGCCAGATCTCTTTGTCGGCCGGTTCTTTGTACCAGTACTCGCAGATGCGGATTGTCTCGGAGTCCGCCCACTCGTCTTGATCGTCGAACTCGACGCTCTCCTCGAACTCGACGGGCTCAGCATCCGGCCAGCGGCTCTCGAACGAACGCTTCGAGATGCGCTCGGTGACAATCCAGTCCTCAGCGTCACGCTTGAGCACGTCCTGGCAGGCTGGGTCGACGTAGACACAGAACGGGTTCTTGAACGGCTTGATGATGATGTCTTGCTCAAACGCCGTGTCGTGCGAGTACTCGGTCGTCACGCGCCACGCAGCCATGCCCGCATCGACTTGGTACTCAGCCGCTTGGTCGGTCACCGTATCGAAGTCGGAACTGTTAGCGATGTTGCGGCACAGGCCTTCGTACAGTTCAGCCGTCTTCTTGTCCCCGCCCTCGACCGCTCTGACCTTGCCCTGCGGACGATTCGCACGGATCTCGTTGATGACCCTCTTGCCGTTGATCCTGACCTTATTGAACTCGAAGCACGGACGATTGCCGCGCTCCTTGCGCATGTTCTCGTCCCACTGCGCGCCCGGTTCATTCGCGAATTTGAGATCCTCGAGAGCCAGGCGACGGTTCTCTTGATCCGCCTCGCTCATGACCTTGTAGCGGTCGCGGATACGGCGCAGGAGATCCGCCTTCTTGCTGCTTTTCTTCTGTGCCTTCTCTTTCACGCCGCATAACTCCCGCGCAGTGAGGCGTATACGTCGCCTATCACTCCGCTGTCGTTGGTCATCTGGTCGGCCACTAGTGCCATGTAACGGAATCCGTCGGCTCCGTGGGACTCGTCGTCATGCACTGGAGTTGATGCCTGACCCTCGCTGTTAACTCGTCTGCGGTATCGCCCCAAACGACTAAGCAAGTCGCTCGCGTGTGTTCGGTCCACGTAGACCCGGCCAAAGACCTCGCGAGCCTTTCGGATGCCCTGCTCAATATCCACATTAGGGACGATCTCCACATCCCAACCCAGTGCTCGGAACTGCTCCTCAGCACTCGTGCCAGTAACGTGTCGCGCTTTGCCGTCATGGGGTAGGTACAGCTTCCCGTAGTTGAGAGCGAGGTCTTTAAGCTCTTGACTGTAGCTCGGGATGTATCTCTGCCGGTCTTCGATGTATCGAATGACCCGGATCTCAGACGCCACCCGCTGCACCAGCAGCAGACTCATGTAGTCGTTGAATCCGAGGTCGCACACCACATGCACCTTCAGCATCGGGTCGTACGGTGCGTTGCAGAGCCGCCCTGTGTTCTTGAGGGCTGCGACCTCTTTGTAGTAGATCGCGCCATCGACAGCCGGTCGGCACGCGCCGCCGTAGACGTGTGCGTACTCGTCTGGATCTTCCCGCGCCATCTGCTCGCGCCTCGCGTCGAGCACCTTGGAGCGCCAGGGGTTGTCCTCCCAGCCGATCTTGGTGACGATGGACTGCGGCGGGCTCGACAACACGAACTCGCGATAGATGAAGTCGGTGTCTAGGCCGGGGTTGAAAGTCGCCCAGATCTCGCTGCCCTCGGCCCGGATCGTCGGCTCGAGAATCCCCCACGACCGTTTCGTGATGGCCTGGGCCTCTTCCACCCAGCAGATCGTCGGCCGCTCAAACGACTTCAGGCTGAGAGCCGTCTCAGCCGACAATCCACGGAACGCGAAGATCGTCCCGTTCTTGCCCTCGATGTAATCTCTCTTGACGGTGTAGAAGTCCTCAAGCCCCAGCGCCTTGATCTGGTCGCTGAGTAGCTGATGCACTGAGTCGGCAATCGACTTCTGCACCTCTCTCACGCACAGGATGCGCTCCGGCTTCGCTCGTCCTCGAGCAAGTGCCGCCCGAGCACACGACCACGACTTCGCCCCGTCTCGACCCCCGTACAGAACCTTGAAGCGGGCCCACTCAGCCGGGAACAGCGTCTCCGCTGCCTTGGCTGGAAGGTCAATCTGTAGGGCTGACACTGCGGATCAATATCTCGCTGGTGGTCTTGATTGAGGGGTCGTCCTCATCGCCGCCCACAATCGCTTGAGCGGGCCTCCCGTCGATCCGGTCCATGATCTCGCGCATCGCCCACTGCTCTTTGACATCAGCAGCGTCGAGCAAGGACTCGGCAACCTTCTCAAGTCCGGCAGAAGCTGTTCCATACCGGCGCGCAAGCACCCGTCTTAGGGCCTGCCGGAACTCTTTGCCCTTGGTGGCGTTCTGGTTGCCAGGTTGTCCGCCGCTTTCCACTTGAAACGAGTCCTATCACGTTGTTCCGTAAAGGTTTTCTATGCGCCACTGCCGACTGCCGCGCATCTGGTCACTGAGGCCCGTGTCAGCCTCGACGGTTAACTGCTTCCACTCGTACGTGTTGCCGTCGTCGATGATCTCGTTTTCGACTCCGGTCACGGCGATGGTCACGCTCGAGCCCGGTGTGACGCTGGTCCAGTCCTTGACCGTCGTTCGTGTGGTCAGGCAGTCGATGCGGTAACGCACACTCGCCGGAGTGTCGGCTGCTGCTGTAGAGCGGACACGGAACACGGCCGTAGCCGTGAGCCCGCTGCCCTCGAGCAGCTTCGTCTTCTCGATCTGGATGGCGACTTGGTCTGACATGGTTAGTGCAGGAACATCATGGTTGCTATTAGGAGGAACTCTTCTTCCTCCGCCGCTTTCCTCAGCTCTCGATCTAGTGCTTCCAGTGCCGAGAAGTTCCCCTGCCTCAGGGCTCGTGCGTAGGCAGTCGCGACTTTCTCGCTGTAGTCTTTCGCGGCCTCGAGATCCGCGTGAGCCCGCGCTAGTTCTCCGAGCCTCTGTAGCTCTTTGCGTCGCTCGTCCTCAGCCTCCTGAACTCTCAGGAGTTGCGCGATCTCTCTTGAGGTCTCATCGGCAATCTGCGCCGACTCGGTCTCGAGCCGCTCGCGCTCCCGCTCCCGCTCCCTGCGCCGCCGGAGTTCAATCTCGTACTCGTTGTGGAACAGCCATCCGCCAGAGGGCTGCTCGGTCGGTGTCTGCGTCTGCGCGGCGAGAACCCCCGCCGCGTCGAAGGTGAGACTCGAGACGCCTAGCAACTCGCCGCTGCCGGTGAGCACTCCGGTCGCAGTGAACGACAGCCCCGCCGTGCCGCTCAGGGCTCCGGCGGATGCTGATGTCAGCGTGCCGCTGCCACCGAACGTCAGGCCGCTCGAGCCGAGTAATGCCCCGGCCCCGGTCAGTGCGCCGGACGGAGTGAACGAGAGAGCGGCCGAACCGAGTAGCGCCCCTGAGCCCGTCAGTACCGCGACTGGCGTGTACGTGACCGACGCCGCGCCGAGCAACGAGCCCGCGCCGCTCAATGTCGCGGTCGGAGTGAATGTCAGGCCAGCCGATCCGGTCAGCGCACCGGACCCCGTGAGCACAGCGACTGGGGTGAATGTCAGCCCCGCGCTGCCCGCAAGCGCGCCCGACCCGGTCAACGACCCGGTCGGCGTAAAACTGAGCGAGGTCGAGCCTGTCAGATCGCCGCTGGCGGCGCTCGAGAGCGTGCCGCTCACGCTGAACGTGAGAGCACTCGTTCCCGACAGAGCGCCCGATCCCGTCAGCGCGGCAGTCGGAGTAAATGTGACCGCGCTCGTGCCGGTCAGAGCACCCGCGCCCGTTAGGGTTGCGGTCGGCGCGAAACTGAGCGCGCTCGATCCTGAGAGCGCCCCCGACCCCGTTAGGGTGGCAGCAGGGGTAAACGTCAGCGTCGATGCGCCCGCCATTCGCGCGGTGAACGCACCAGATACTGCAAACGTCAGCGCAGCCGCGCCGATTAGAGCACCAGCACCCGTGAGAGTTGTGCTCGATCCGAACGTGAGCGATGCCGTTCCGGTCATCTCCCCTGAAGGGGGAGCGTAACTTGGGATTAGCTGCGCCCGTGGGATGTAGCGCAGCATCCACGGCCGCAGAAATAGCGCCATGGCTAACCCCTAGTGCGTTCTAGATCGTCCAGCAGTCCTAACGCGCTCCAATGTCTCGACACGTCGCCTGCGTTTCGTTTCGCTTCTTTCGACCGAAACCGTAGCCATTGGCTCATTTGCAAGCCGGTTTCGTAGTCCATCGTTAACGTCGAGTTGCCCACGTGCAATTTGACTAGCTCGCCGTCACACTCGACCGCTATGCGCTGGCGTTTCAGCACGTCGCGCTTATTACTTCCGAACATGGGATGATCTAGTCAACGGTGATGTCGAGGGCCCCGGCAGCGAATGAGGGTGTCACGCCGTTGCTCACCGTCAACGACGACGTACCCGAGAACAGCAGATTGCCCGTGCCGCTCGAGTCCGTGCCGATGCCAAAATGGGTCACGGTCGAGCCAGTAACACCGCAGGCCGCAAACGTAATCGCGTTATCGTTGTCCGTCACGCCTGACGCATGCGTCCATTGCGCAGCCGCGCGAGCAACGCTCACTCGAGCATAGTTCGTATAGGCGCTCTCGCTCGTGGTTTGAGTACCGGCCTCGCCAGGATCGCCCGTGTGCAATGAAATGTAGAACACACCCGCCGTTGCCGAGCCGCGCAAGCCTCCGGCGTCACCGATGAGGGTGTAATCCGTATTCTCAAAAACGAGCCGCATGATGCCCGCTTCAAAGCCGTTTGATGCACTCATTTAACCGAACTCCTCGACATATAGGGTCCCACTGATTGTCAGAGAGTCAGCAGGTGTAGTAGCCAGTTCCACAGTCGCGCGCCGACTGCCTGTGAGTTCAACGCAGAACTCAGGCGGCAGAATCAATTGATACGGCACGCGGATATTCCAGTTGTCGGCATGGTGCGTGACGATTGTTCCAGTGTTGGCTTTGGTGGTGTTGTTCACTTCCGCCGAGAACCCGGCGGCTGCGTCCGTCACGTTGACGGGAACCGGCGTCGGAGCCGAACCACCAGAACCGGACACTGTCGCGCCGGACTTGATAATGACCGACAGACCTTCCTCGGCCGCGTCGCCAACGTCGCTGGACTGCGAGAGATACAGCGCGCGTAGTCGGCAGTTTTTACCGGCCGCTGCTGTGATCTCGAAAAAGTCCTGCTGTGCCGTCACGGCCACGCCAGTAAACGACACGGTGTAAAACCTGCTCATGTGTTACCTCAATGCAGCAGCAGAGGCGCAATGCTGCGCAGATAAACGAAACTCGTGGACGGTCCCGCAGTGCCTACGGTCCATCGTGGCGTCTGTGTGTAAGTGTCGAGCGCGGTCGATCCGGCGTAGACGCGAAAGTCGAAGTAGTCGCCGTCGCTCGGTGCTGAACTCAGCGCCACCAACCACTCGACCTCGGTGTAATCGTCCGTCGTGATGTCGATGGCGTCGCCCGTTTCGCTGTTTTCGTCGTCCCAGCGGCGACCAGTGACGAAATCGCTCGTCGTTTTACCGCTCGGCGCTGTGAGGCGCGCCGTCGTCGCTTCGCCGCCAGCCGTGATGTTGCTCGACGTGTCGACGTAGACCTCGTTAGATGCCCCTGTGATACGCACGCGGAGCACGAATCCTGGGCCGCGCACGTTCGTCGTCGTGCCGCCCGCCGTAGCTGTCAACGTCACCGCACCAGAGCCAGAGCCCGACGACACGGCCGCCTCGACGATAAAGCCGCCGATGTCGTTTCCGGTCGTGCTGTCCGGTTCCTGCACCTCGGTCACTGTCCCGAACGTCGTACCAGACTGAGACAGCGCCTCGGCCGAGAACTGGCTCGGCGTCGTGACGTCGGTCGGTATGACCATGCCGGCCAAGATGTAGTCGCCGGCCGCAATGTCGATTGAGCCTGTGGCTATCGAGACGTTGCCCGCGCTCGTGTCCTTACCTACTGCCCCGGCATAGCTGAGCGTGCCGGTGTCACTCGCCTGTATGCGGTAGATGTTGGCCCAACATACGTTATTGGTGCCGACCGTCACCGACAGCGTGCCGGACTCTGAGCCCGACACGGTGTCCTTGGTGTACACGTAAATATTCGTGTTGCCGGTATCGGCACCGAGCGTCGTCGTATAGCCGCCCGTGTTGCCATCAGTCGCGCCCGTGTTCTGGGCTTGGAGCGTCCACCCGCTCGGCGTCGTGACCGTGCCGCCGTTCGCGCTGCTCGGCTTCTGGCCCACGACCAGCACTAGCGCCGAATTGGCCGTGATTCCACTCGGGTAGGTCGGCGCGACACTCGTGCCGCCGCTCGCGGAGTAGGCGATTGTGCCCGCTGCGCCGAATGACAGCGTGGGCGAATTCACGGACCCTACCGGAACCGGAACATATCCGCCGGTCCCGTTTTTTTGGTATCGCAACGTGTAGGCGGTGCTGTCTGCGTCGCCGGTCGAATCGACCAGCAGCCGCACCAAGCGGCTCTGCGTGTCCGGCAGAGTTATGCTGGTATCCTGAGCCGCTTCCCATGTGTGGGCAGATTCAGACCCGTCGTCTACACCCCAACGGTACCCTTCTTGCTCGAGCGTCGCTGTGCTGTACGTGACGATCAGTTCCGGCCGTTGGCCGTCGGTGCCCTCAGAAGACACGACCTCAAAATAGTTTGCTGAGTCGGTCAGCAGCCAACCGTAGTTTGGGTTGGTGCCGTTGACCCAATTTTGCACGTCACTGATTAAACCGGCCGCTTGGTAGCTCACGTACCCGGTGCTGGTGCCGTGATTGATTGTGGCGCTGGACGCTGCTGCGTCAGTTCCGGCCGCCGCGCCAGCAGTGCCCCAGTTGTTGCCAGTGGAAAAGACGTTCCACGTCGCCTGATTCTCGACCCAGTTCCGCAGAACGCGTGAGAAGATTGTACTGCCGGCGACCGGGCTGCCAACCGCATAGAGCCGGACCGTCACGTCGGTTACGGTCGCGTTGCTTGGGATGTTTGACAGCCCACTGAATTTTATTAACGGCTTTTCGTCGTTAAACGACGAACTGGTCATTGGCGATGCGCTGCCGAGATTCGTCGTCGGCGTGCTTACGTCGATTTCGCAGTCCTCGACGCCGGTGTACGTCCCGGTCGTGTTGTCGGTGATCGTTGCGACGGTCACGTTATAACCCTACGCGCGCCCACCCGACGCTCGACGTGCGCATCGGGTTATGCTCTCGAATGCCTAACACGATCAGACGTTTCAGAAAGTGCGTGCGGTTCAGTCCCAGTGCCTCAGCCGCTTTCGCGTTCGAGCCGTGCTCAGCAATCGCCGCGATCAGTGTCTGCCGCTCCCATTCCCGGCGCATTTCACTGAAGCGGCTCATCAGCCAAATCGGTGCTGCAACATCGCACGGACCCAAGCCAGAACGACATCGACAATCGACGGCGGATTCGGCGCGGAATAGCTGCCAGTTTTGCAGGACACGTTCGACGGCCCGCTCGTTAAGCCGCCTTTCGCGGCCGTGGTCGTCGTCTTGGCGCGATAGCACCGGCTGACGCCTGCCGCTGGATCTGGGACCGTTGCCGATGTGGCAGCGCCTGCCACCACCTGCGAACCTGCGACCGAAACGAATGCCGAGGTCGTTGCCCACTCGATGGTCGTTGAGGCAATGTCAGCCGAGGCCAACACGGTGCCGTCCGTATAGCTCGTGGGGTTTGTCCACGTCACGACGGCGGCTTGACCTGCGAAACTGACGAGCGCGAGCAGGGCTGCGAGGTATCGCATGATGTTCTCCTAACGAATAAAACGCCCCTTATGCCGGGGCGTGGCGCTCCGCTGTCACCCGTAGGTGCGCGAGATGGCGCAAAAAAAAACCCCGCTCAGTGGCGGGGCAATGAACGCGCATTTACTCGGGGCGAGCGAATGCGCTGAGATGGCCGCTATCGTATCAGACCTGGCAGATGTTGCAAGGCATGGAGATGATGACCTACGAGAATACGTGCTTGGCGGAGCATTGCCGCCACCCGCTGGACGTTGTAGCCGACCTCGTCCGCGATCTCCGACTCCGAGAGTTGTGAGGGGTTGAGGTAATACCTAGCGACCACGCTCCAGTAGTCCGGTCTCGCCGCCCGCATCTTCGCGACCGCTTTCTCGGTGAGTTCGATCTCCGGGGTCGGCTCACCGTCGTGGGCGTGGTCAAGTCTCTGGCGCAGGTAGCCCGCAGCGGTCCCCTCGGCCCCTGGGGCTGGACACCGCGCCCACCGACCCCAGGCCAGCATGAGCAGGTGGATCTCGCGCGGCTCGTCAGTCACTGCGGCTCCTCGTGGTTCTCGACGTTGACCAGTAGCGAAAACTTTTCAATGACCTCCTCGGCCATCTCGTACCGGCGTCGCCACTCATCACGCTCTTTCAGAGCCTCGGCGTACCGTTCCTGCAAAGAGCAGTAATCACAGTTGCACTTCATGCCGCTTGCTCCCCCGGAAGCTCGAGCACGATCCCGAACTCGGCCATCCGACGTACGAACCACTCGACGAACTCCGCGAACTCGGCCGCGCTCAATGCCGAGCTTCTGCGGAGCGGCTTGAGCCGTCGCTTGCCCAGCCCCGACATTTCCTGCCACCCGAAGCACTCCCCGAGCGCCCACTCGTGCAAGTCGTCCTTGGTCCACCCCGCGAGCGTCTCTCCGCCCCTCTCAAGCACGTCGGCGTACAAAGCCCACAGGAGCGCGTTCTGGTCGTTGCTGCGCTTGGCGTAGGGCTCCACCACTACGCGCCACTTGCGATCCGTAGGCAGGCTGTACAGGTGGCGCATGAGCTTGCCGATGGCCTCAGTGCGATCCAGAGAGCCCGGCAAAACGAACGAGTCCTTCACGGCCGCATCTCCCGCTCGTTTTTCAACTCGCGCCACGCCGCCACATACCGCCGCCGCAACGTGAGCAACCCGTCTCGAGTCCAGTGAACCGGCTCGTTGTCGTTCTCAAGCGCCTCGACCCTTTGCAGGCCGATCTTGCCGATCAGCGCCTTGCGGTATTCCACAATGTTCCCGCTCAGGTACGTGTTGCACTGCTCGCATTGCAGGTGGCAGTTGTCCTCGTTGAATCTGAGGTGCGATGCCGCTGCCGTGGTTCGGTAGTGCCCCGCGTTAACTTTTGCGCCGCTTGAACGACCGCACGATATGCACGGCTGGCCGTAGTCTCTCTCGCGGATAAACCGGTTAAATTCGCGCTGAACCTCTTTGAGGTACTGGCTGATCGTTTTATTCTTGACCCGGTACTCGCGCCGCTCTTCCTTCACGGCCTTAGCGACCGTCTTAGCGACCTTGTGCGGCTGGCTCCGTGCGTAGGCGATGGCGCATGTCGGTGAACAACACGCTTGCAACGTGTTTCGCGGCTCAAAAAAGCGTTTGCACATCCGGCACTTTTTCTGCTTGACGGACTCGCGCGAGGAATCGCTCATGGATTGCTTTCCAGCACTTCCGGCCGGTGCTCGGATGACACAACCACATCCGGCGCTTCTTGATCCCAAAGAGGTACGGCACGATCTCGACGCCGACCACGCTGTGGCGGTGGCAGTGTTCGCACGTTTCGCGCATAGCCCCAACCCTTCACCGCCACTTTCACGATCCCCTTGCCGTGGGGGCTTTCCTCTTGCCGGACGTTCTCAAAGTGCACCCTCGTCGAGTCGCTACGTATTGCGCGCATGGTCGCGTTCATGCAGGGCTTGCAGCGGGACTTGTAGGTTTGACGCCCGTCCAACAGCCCGGACTTGGCGAACTCTTCAAGCGGTCGCTCAGTGCCGCACGTCGTGCACTTCTTCACGCCAGCCGCCCCCGGATCTTCGCGATCCACGAATCGACCCGCTCGGGGCTCGCTTGTTTGTCCGGGGCTGGAAGCGCGCGACGAAGCTCGTCCGGTGTCGTCGGCACGCCGAGGTAACTCTGTGGCGGTTTGTGCTTGCAAGCCGCCACGAACTGCGTGAGGTTGGCGGGAAACTCGCGAGCTTGTTTCGCAAGCTGCCCCAGCCCTCGACGGCACTCGTCGTCGGTGAGCTTCGCTATCGCCGCCGTCCACATCGGGTTCGGCGCATCACCGTAGGCGGCGGTGAAGGCCCCCGTGCCGTAAAGTTGCTTCATGGCGTGCCAGACCCTAGCGGCACGCTGATCGGCGTCAGATTGTGGCGGGGTCGATGCCCCGCTCTCGCGCCCAGTCGTCGAGGGCCTGCTTTGATCGCTCAAACGCTGTAACGCGTGTTTTAGGTTGGCCGTTTCCATTGGTTGAATCCTTCGGCTCAAATAGGCCTTGGTAGCCATTGCGGACGCTGTAATCGACGATGGCCTGTTGCTCGGTCTGCGCGTGCTTCGCGAGGAACTCGGTCAACTTCCTGATGGTGGGCTCGCGGTAGCGAGGGAGCTTTCGCTCGGCTCGGTATCGAACCCACTCAGCCCATGCAGTCAGATTCAGATCGTCGGGTAACGGGGGAAGCGGCGCAGCCGCGTTTCCCTTCTTCTCTTCTTCTGTGTTTGTGTTTGTGTTTGTGTTTGTGTTTGAGGGCGGGACAGCGCGGGACTCGTCGGGACACGTCGGGACACGCTCCGCCCGCTTACGTTCTGCGTCGGCACCGGACTCCGTGCGCCTGGCGTCGAACGCAGCCTTGCGAGCCTTGTCCCTGTACTTGCTGTGGTTGACGACGCGCCAGCCCCAGGGCCGTGCCGGGTCGATGAGCACTAATCGAGCACCGCCGTGCTCTTGCGACCGCGAGTACGGATCGGGCTCGCAAAACCGAGCCATGCAAGCCACAACCTCGGCCAACGGCAGGCCGGTCACGCTGGCGATGAAGGTGGGCGTCTTATCGACCAGTCCGTGGCTGTCGGTGAGGGACAGCACGATGGGCCACAGCCCAACATCGGGCCATCGCCCGCACAGCGTCCCGCTGGTGAGCGAATCGAATAATGGCGTGTAACCCATTGCTATACGGGCAGATTGTCGAAATCAATCGGCATCGAGACGACCGGCCGGATCGAGTTCGGCGGGCGTGCTGCTGCTGCCGCGATCTGCCTGGCGATCAGCCGCTCGTTGACGGGGTATGCAGGGCGGCGCAGCGGTTGGTATGGACCGACGAGGGGGCGGCGGAGTGCGTTAAAGAGTTCGCGGAGTTTCATCTTTCTCTCCTGGCACGCGGGTTGCAGTAGTGTTTTTGTTCGGGGCGATCTGGCGGGGTTTTCCCGCGAGAAATTCCAAGATTTGGAAAATGAGCAAGAAAAAAATGCAAAAATTGGAACTAACGACGCAGCCCGTAGTCCGATGGGTTGAACCGGAGCCGAGCGCGAGTGACGCTGTGCAGCTTCCTCGCCCACAGCTCCGGCACGGTTCCGCCGTTGCGCGCCCGCCAGTTGGTGATTGCGCCGGGGGTTAGGTTGAGTTTCTGAGCGGCTCGAGTGGCCGTCCCGAAGTACGCAATGACATCATCGACTCTCATGCGCACTAAGATTATACGAGCGTATAACGTTACGCAATACCATCGTTGAACGGCCGCGCACTACCGTATACAGCATGACCGCCGACCCGAATTACCCGGACCTAGCGTCGCGCATCCGCCGGATGCTCGCCGTGATGGAGTGGAATCAATCAGATCTTGCGCGCGAG